GGTGATCGCGCAGGACCGATCATCTTGCGCGAGCGAACTTGCTATTGTAGTACAAACTTATGTCACTAGCCACAGACTACCTACTCCTTAACATTGGTCACTCAACGCTCAAGTGGCATTTGGACCGCATCAAAAGCGGATCGTTCACCATCGACCAAGTCGCAGGGTTTTATTGTCCCGATCCCAAGAAATCGGTTTACAAAACTGTCACGCGAGGTCTTGAAGAACTGGTCAAGATGAAGCCCGAGAACTTGCCGATCCAACTGCGATGACTCAAACCGAGTACGTTAAACACAGTGGCTTAACTAAAGGAAGAGTCTCGCAACTTACAGCAGCAGGGATGCCGTTGACCTCCCCAGAAGAAGCTGACGCTTGGAGGGGATCGCGCAAAGGGATCGGCGGTAGGCCATCAACGCTCCAGCGCATGACTGCGATCCAGCAGCAGCCTACACCAGAACTCGCAGGGGGACCGTACAGACCTCCCGAAGCGTCAGCAGCAATCAACGCTACTCTAGCAACAGAAGACTCCCCGCAGGGAGCGTATGAGCGGCAAAAGAAAATCGAGCGAGCCGCTTATGATCTAGCGGTTGAAGCTTTGCAGTCTCGGTCACTCGATGCTGGCCGAATGGTCTCGGTTCATGCGACCGCAGCGAAAAACCTAATTTCCTCCCGCGACGACGTACTGGCTCAATCCGAAAAGGAGCGAACGCTGGTCTCCGGTGCTTGGGTCAAAAAGGCAATGCAGGAACACGATGGAGCAGTGTCGCAACTCCTTAAGTCGATGCCCAAACAGCTATCCGGTCGCATTGCTCCGCATGATCCCGAACACGCCGAGCGCGAGTTAGAGCGATGGGTCCAAGAAGTATGTCTCAAAACTCTGCACCAGACTGACCCGTGGAAATCTTAAACTGCCAGAAACCAGCCGGTATTGAATCGCTGCGGCAAAACAGAATCGCGATCAAAGCAATCGAGCGTCAGACTGGTTTGGAGTTCTTATCGATATCAGACCAAGAGCCGTCCCGCATTGATGGGTTCATCTTCGATCCGGCTAAAGGGATCATCACCGGAATCTATGAGGTCAAAACTCGCAGTTACGGTCTCCACAAGCTCCAGACCACATTTGGAAACGAATGGATGATCTCTTGGTCTAAGATCCAAGCGGCTCTTGAGGTTACCAGACGCACAAAGCTCCCGTTCTACGGAGTGCTGCATCTGCTGGATGACAACATTGTTATGATGGTTGAGATCTTCAACCGCAATGCGTCTTGGGCTGCAAACCATAAGGTGGAAGACCGTCTGGTTAACGGAATCAAAGATCGCATGGCGTTAATCAATATGGCTACCGCTATGCAATATAAGATGAACCAACTATTCTGATGACAGACCTAGAGCTTGAAATCCTAGAGTTCCGCCGACAATTGTGGAGACCAACTCCACGGCAATCTGTTGTCGAATGGGCTGAGAGCAATCTGACTCTAAGCCAGCGGCAGACCGAGCATCCCGGACCTTTTAGTACAGCGGTCAGACCATATTGCCGAGAACCGTTGGAATCTTGGAAAGATCCAGCGGTCTCCGAGGTTACTTTGTGTTGGGGATCTCAAACCAGCAAGACGACCACATTGATGGCTGGTCTCGCTTGGTCCATCGACGTAGAGCCGTCTCCTGCTTTGTGGTTAATGCCGTCTGAGAATCTGGCTCGCAGCTTCAGCAAATCTCGCTGGCTCCCTATGCTGGAAGACTCACCGGCTATGGTCGCGCGGTTTCCTACGGACAAAGATCAAATCACCAACCTAGAACAGCAATTCGACCGCTGCACTCTGACGTTTGTAGGGAGCAACTCACCGGCAAATCTAGCCTCTCGTCCCGTCAGAATCCTAGTCGCTGATGAAGTGGACAAGTTCGCTGACGCGACCGCCAAAGAAGCTGACGCTCTGGATCTTGCCGAGCAGCGGCTCAAAGCGTTCAGTAGCTCCAAAGCGTTCTTCACCAGCACTCCGACAACCTCGGAGGGGAGAATCTGGCAGCGTTACCTACGAGGAGACCAACGGAGGTATTACATCCCGTGTCCGTACTGCCGCGAGCATATCAAGCTGGAGTGGCGACAAGTCACTTGGGAGAACGAGAAACTAGAAGACGGACGACCCGACTGGCAACGCATCCGTACTACAGCGCACTACGTCTGCCAACTCTGTCAGGGGAAGATATCTGACAGCCAAAAGGTGGCAGGGTTACGGCATGGCAAGTGGATCTCGGAGAATAAAGCCAGCCTTCCAAGTGTAAGATCCTACCATCTTTCTTCGCTGTATTCCCCAGATCGAAAATGTACTTGGGGAAATCTTGCTGTCGCATTCTTGGAAGCAAAAAGCTCGATGATGGGTTTGCAGGGATTCATCAACGGAATGCTCGCGGAACCGTGGGAAAATCAGGAGACCCAACAGGACCGAGTCGAGATTGTTTCTGATGCGGGAATCCCTGAAGCTAGACGCTACCTGACCGCTGACGTACAAGCTGCGGCTCCTTTCTTGTGGTGGGTCTGCCGAGAATGGAGCAAAGGCAACTCTAGACTTGTTGGAGCCGGTCACGCAGACGACTTTGCCGCACTCCGCAGGATACAGTTACAGTACAACGTCCACGATATGGATGTTGGCGTTGATTCCGGCTATAACACGCAAGCGGTGTATGATGCTTGCGCTGAGTTCTCCCAAAGCAGTGCAAGCCCGATAAACTATCCCTGCGGTTTGCGTTATCCGCCAGAGGGAGGTCTTAGAAAGCCAATGTTAATTGGCTGGTTGCCGATGAAAGGACGCGAGACTGGAGCCAGATTTACCAGCAAGACCGGCTCAATCCATCCCTTTGGAATTACAACCTCAACCTCGATGCGTACGGACGCTGTGCAGCCTCTGCTTGTCTTTGACACCGAGCACATGCGGGAGGTGCTCCAGCGGCTCCGTAAAGGGACCGAGACTCATCAATGGAGTGTTTGTAGCCTACCCGCTCCGCTAGACGCTGAAGGGGCTTTTGCGAGCGATTCTGATACCTATTGGAAGCACTTGGACAGCCATCTTCTTAAACCAACGGCTAACCGCTCCGGCAGGATCAAACACTTGTGGTTTAAAAGAAACACTCGTTGGCCGGACCATTTGCACGACTGTGAAATCATGCAACTTGCTATGGTTATGTTGTGGGGAGACCTAACTTCCAGTACCTCGGAAAATTCTAGTGGTTGACAAACTTCGCGGTCTCTTGATAGTCCGCGCAAGTGTTCACTTACACGGTAGCAACAAAACGGAGTTATTTGCGTACCACATACGCGAGCAAAGCCGCTTTGACATTGCTTGAGGCTTTAACGGCAAAGCTGACCGTTTCCGCTAACTCGATGGAGAGCGGGAATGTGGTCCGCAGTACTTCTAGCTCTGACGTTTCCGTTGAGTTCGCTGAACCCGGTAAAGGGACAGCCGCTCCAATTGAGATGCTGCAAATGTGGGAGTCTCTGCTAACGGATTACGATTACGCTGTGACGCTCCTCGCTGGAGACGCAATCCCTAGTCCCACCGATCTCCAGATTTACAACAAGATGCTGACCGCCGTTCTGGTTTCAACCACTCGGTATTATGGGGATTTCACGCAATTCCGTCGTGAAGCCACAACCCGAATGAGCTAATGGGATTCCTTCAAAACATAGCGAACAAGCTGTTTCCTGCTCCCGTAAACAAATACGAAGGAGCGGGTCAGTCTTTGCGCCGTTCTTATCTCGACACCTCCTACACTTCCGCGCGGTTTGATGTTACGAGCGCGACCCGTCAAGCCATCGTTCGCAAGTCTCGCTTTTTCGAGCAAAACAACGCTGTTCTCAATAGGCTTGGTGATCTGTTTGAGAGCTACACTGTTGGCTCTAGCTTCTCGGTTCAACCAGCCTCCAGTGATTCCGCTTGGAATCTCAAAGCCAAGAAGTGGTTTGATGTCTGGAGCCGTTATCCCGATATCGGCTCTCGCCAGTCATTCTCCACTCTAATGGGGCAAGCCGCTCGCGGCTGGTTCTACGATGGAGAGTCTTTCCTGTTGTTAACCAAAGGAGACACCGGCAAACCTCGATTGCAGTTAATCGAAGCTCAATCCATTGCCACTCCAGCAGGGATGCAAGCAGACGAGACCGTGTTTGACGGTATCCGGTTTGATCCTCGCACTGGACGAGCCATATCCTACTTTATCGGATCGGAAAAAACTCAGGGTAACCTGACTGATGTTCGCTCCATTCCCTCTGACTCGGTTGTACATATCTACGAGCCGAATCGTCCCGGTCAACTTAGAGGTCTTCCGTTTGTATCGGCGGTTATCAACGATCTCCACGATCTAGATGATCTGCAAAAGCTGGAGATGGAAGCTTGCAAGCTTGGCGCGTCTGTCGCTCAGATTGTTAAGACTGACGCTGGCGAAGTCCAAGCGAGCAACCTCCGCGCTGGTACTGCTGGAGCGAGCGTAAACACCGCCGAGAATTACTACGAACAGGTCTTTGGATCTGGCGTTAAGGTAATGAAAAACGGTGACAGTTTCGAGCAGTTTGCGACCGAGCGTCCCGGTGTCAATATGCGGGAGTACTGGCGACAACTGACCGAGAAAGTCTGCGCTGGTGTTGGTATCCCTTACGTTTTGGTTTACCCAGAGTCAATGCAGGGGACTGTTTATCGCGGTGCGCTAGATATGTCGTCTGTATGGTTCCGTTCTCGCCATCAAGTTATGGCTTCAGCGGCTCGTCGTATTTACGAGTACGCGATGGAGTACGCGATCAAGAATGATCCTACGCTCAATGACGCTCCCTCGGATTGGTACGAAGTATCAATCACCGCTCCGCGCAGCCCGAATGTTGACGTTGGCCGTAATTCTGCGGCTCAATTGGCAGAGCTAGAGGCTGGCGTTGTTACCTTCGATGAGGTCTACGGAGCGCGTGGTCTCGACTGGCGTTCTGCTTTAGAGTCAAAAGCTCAACAAGCTTTGTTTGTACGTCAACTCGCTGCAAAGTACGGCGTTGATGTATCTGAGATTTCGGTGATTCAGAAAGAGCGTCCAGCAACTAGTGTTGCAACTGCTATTGACATTCCAGATGATCCTTCTGAATCTCCGTCTCCAGTTGCTCCGTCAGAAGGTGGGTCGCAACCTGTTGTTGTAGAGCAGGAAGAGATTACCGCTACCGTTAAGAAGACTCGGAAACCAAAAGCCAAGAAAACCGAATGAGTTTCACAAAGAAATCTGATTGGCTTTACTACGCTCCGACAAACTCTGCCGGTGATCCTGCTACCGTTCAGATCTTCGATCAGATTGGCGAAGACTGGTACGGTGGTTCCGGTCTATCTGCAAAGCAGTTTTCCGATGTTCTCAACGAGATTGGCAACGGTCCGCTGCTCGTAGAGATCAACTCTCCCGGTGGAAATGTCTGGGATGGATTGTCCATCTACAACCAGTTGCGCGGTCGCAAAGCTCCGGTAACCACTCGCGTCGTTGGCATTGCGGCTTCTATTGCTTCAATCATTGCTCTTGCTGGTGATCGCGTCGAGATGGCTGATGCCGCTCTGATGATGATCCACGATCCGTCAGGGATGGCTTCTGGTACTTCCGAGGATATGCGGAAGATGGCTGAGGCTTTGGATCAACACGCCGAGGTGCTGGTTGGAGTGTATGCTAAAAAGACAGGACGCTCTCCCGAGTCTATCCGCGCTGCGATGCGAGCAGAGACTTGGTTTACTACCGCTGAGGCTCTGGCTTTTGGCTTGGTGGACAAACCTATTAAACAGCTTGCGATGGCCGCGAAATGGCATCCTCGCGCTGTTACAAAGACTGCTCCTGAGACGGTCAAGAACAACCTCCGTCGAGGTCTTGAGCAATACGAGGAAGGTCTTGCTGGCGACGGTCTTGAACCCGCTACAGTAGCTGACGCTAAGTCGCTGATTTCTGGCGAAGCTCCTACCGCAGATAAGGTTGATAAAGCCTACAATTGGTGGGCGCGTAATGGCCGATTTCTTGAGGCTGAACCTAATACTCCTGCGGATGTAGCGGCAAACCTTTGGGGAGGTGCTGCTGGACGCGATTGGTTCAACGCTCTGTATGCTCAGATTGAGCGTCAAGAAGAGCAAGAAGACGAATCCCTAGACGACAAGCTTTCTGCTAATAGCAACACAGCTAACAGCAAAAATGGCGTGGACTCCACGCCGCAACCAACACAACAACCCGACACAAATATGTCCGATTCCACTACTGTGACGGCTGCGGCTGCTCCTGCCGCTTCCGTTGATCTCACCGCGATTCTTGCGAAGCTCTCCGCTTTGGAAGCTTCCATCAAGTCTCCCACCGCCGCTCCTGCTCCCGATCCGGTTCGTCCCGTGATTCAGAATCTGGGTAACCCGCTGCTGGAGAAGCATAAGAGCCTCCGCGCTGGTGCTGAGCGTCGTCGTTTCTTGGTCGAAAACCACAGCGAGCTTCTCCGTCAGCAGAGCATCTTCGCTCCGCAGAACGCGAACTCCTTTACCTCGACGCTTGTCGTGGATTACCTCGCTGACGCGATCATCACCGTTGCCGCTACCAAGTTGGCGATGGTTGACGCTTTCAGCCGCAACGTGGGTCTGGACAACCTCCGTCCGAAAGCCACCGTTCGCGTGAAGAAGTTCACGACCGGCACCGCCGCTCAGGTCAATCCGACCAACTGGGAGACCAACAACGATTCGACGCTCGCTGCCACTTCGGTGACCGTTGACCAGATCAGCAAGAACTTTACCGTCACTCAAGAAGAACTGAATCAGGGTTACGCTCTGGCTGATCTTGCTGCTGGTTCTGCTGATCTGTTCGCTTATGGTATTAGCGACAAGATTACCGCCGTGATGACTGCCGCTAACTACGGTACCGCCGTTACGATTGGAACCGCTGCCAACTTCGACACCAGCGACCTCCCCGCGATTCTCGCTGCTGCCAAGAACTATCGTTCCAAGAACCTCGTTCTGGACGGTGGACACATCGCTCGCTTGTTGTTCTCGTCGGCCTCTAACACCTTCCCCGATGGCCGTCTGTCTTCGCTTGCGAACGGTCGTTTTGGATTCGATGTCATCGCCGAGAACAACCGCTGGACTGGTGCTGAGACCAACACCGCTGGCTTTGTCTGCGGTCCTGACGCTATCGCCATCGCAGCCGGTCTTCCGGTTGGAATGGTTGCCGGTGAGTTCATCGAACAGCGCACGGTTACCACCAACAACGGTCTGTCCTGCTTGCTCTCGGTCTGGTATTCCCGCGCCACACGCTCGCACATGGCGTCTTACGACATCATGTTTGGTGCGGCTGCTGCGGATACTACGCAAGCCGAAGTGTTGATCACCGCTTAATCCTAAGGATATGCGTATTGCAACAACCATAGCAGTGGACAAGACCGGCAAAACGAAATTGCTGGCTGGTCCCGAAATTGATGCGACTCTCCAACGCACTAATTTCAACACTGTTTCTGTTCCTGAAGGAGGCAAGCTCATCTTGTGGGTACAGGGAGCCTTAGCACCGAAGATTCGTAAGGGTTAACAAACCAAAACTGGGGAGGCTGTTGGACACGCTGACAGCCTCCCCTTTAACCGAAAAACAATTTTATGGCCGTTCAAGCAGACATTTCGACCGAGTATTCAATGGGCCGCGAGGGCTTTGCGCTCATCACTAGCACCGCCGCTCAGACCGGCAACTGGTCTGGCTTGATTCCTACCGAGCCGACGGTGTTCACTTCCATTACGGGATTTGGAATATCCGGCACTTGGACCTCCAAGACCATTCCTGCTGGCTTCCCGCTGGTGGGCAACATCACCGGCTTTCAAATCTCATCTGGTTCTGTTGTAGCGTTTAACGCCAGAGCCTAATGATCTCTATTGGAACATCAATTAACAGGACGCGATCCTATAATGGGATCATGCCTGAGCCTCCGATTATGCGGAGGGATGTTCTACAAGAGGACGAGACATTCCTGCTGCAAGAAGATGGAACCAGCAAGCTCGTTATTTCGTATGGCACATTCGACAGCATAGTTCTGGAAGATGGCTCCACATTTTTAACACAAGAAGACTTGGGAAAACTAATCTTAACAGTTTACTGATATGGCAGACGCTAAAATCTCAGCACTAACAAACCTAACGGCAGCCGATGCAATAAATGACATGATCCCGATTGTGGACGTGTCGGATACTCCACCAGCCTCGGGGAATACCAAACGCATCAGCATCAACAACATCCTCTCATCCTCTCCGACTGCGAGTGGAGCACTGACTGTCACCGGACTCGTTACCGCTGGCTCCGCTGCCATCACCGGCGCGGCTACGGTGGGAACGACGCTGGGTGTGACTGGTGTTTCGACGTTTGCTGCTGGCACAGCCGCGCTACCCGCTCTTACTACGACCGGAGATGCAAACACCGGAATCTACTATCCTGCGGCAGACACGTTTGCTATTACTACAGGTGGAACTGAACGAGCGCGTTTCAACTCCAGCGGTGCTTTTGTTCTCGCTGGCGGAACCACTGGAGCCAACGGAATTGGCGTAGCATTCCCTGCAACCCAATCAGCTTCGTCCGATGCGAATTGTCTGGATGATTACGAGGAGGGGACGTTTACGCCTGCTCTTATAGGAACCACGGCGGATGGAGTTGGTACTTATGCGGATCGACAAGGAAATTACACAAAAGTTGGAAGACAAGTTACAGTTCAAATATTCCTGAATTGGACAGCACATACAGGCACTGGAAACATAAGATTAAGCGGTCTTCCTTTTACATCTTTAAACAGCTTTGAAGCAGCTTCTGTTGGATATTGGAATAACATTGCAATTACTGCATCAAACACTCCAATGGCCTATGTCGTTCCATCAGCAACAACTATTGAATTACTTCAAATGACAAGCGGTGGCGGAGCGATGGCTCCAATAGCAATGGATACATCTGGTGGATTTATGATTTCAGCAACCTACTTCGTTTAATAATATGCTCACCGAACGCTCTATTTTCTCGCTTTGCGAGGTTCTTCCTTCAACCGTCCTTCAGGTTCGACTAGCGGATCAGATCGTCGATGGAGAAGCCGTGAAGGCTTCCACCTTCCGCCGCTACTGTCTCGCTCCCGGCTCAGACCTTACAGGTCAACCAGAGCAGGTTGTAGCGATTGCAAACGCTGTCTGGACTCCTGCTGCGATTACCGCTTACAACGCCAACCTCAAACCCACCATCCAATGATCGTACCAGTCAACATTGTCGCAGTGCAGTGCAATCAAAACAACTCGTTGTTCGTTACGACCGGCGTTGATTACGACAGCGATGGCGCGGTTGTCGGCAGTGAGATTACCTCGCAGTATACGCTGAATCCCGGTGACGACCTTACTGGTCAGCCGGTTGAGGTGGTGAATATCGCCAATGCGTTGTGGACTCCGGCGGTTGTCGCGGCCTACAAGCTGGCGAATCCGGTGGTTGAAGCCGTCCAGCCCACCGAGTAATGGAACCAACGAACAGCAGCACCAGCCCTGGACTATCCTTAGCAGCAGCGGC